CTACGTTAACTGTATATGCCGAAGATGATGTCACCACCGCGTGGACATCCACGTTAACGACTGACTCTGGAGCTATACCAATTACAGGAAGTGATCCTGCATAATGGCAGCTGGATACAGAAGTATATTAGGGTTCTGGCTAGGTGGTGTAAGTAGCAGTACTACAACACCACCTGTGTCAACTGATCTATGGACACGCCCCGGCACAGTCACATCTGTATATACGCAAGATGGCACGGTCAGTAGCTTATGGGTTCCAGAAGGTACTGTTACTAGCACGTATACTAGAGCAAGTACACCAACTGACCCGTGGTCGCGCCCCGGTACGCTAGGGTCTACGTGGACTAAGGAGCAATCATAATGTCTACACGAATGGTAACTAACAACCAACAAGCCTTTACATTAGGTGATGCACGATTTACTGGCATTGACACATATAACGCACCAAACAAATTACAAGAAGGTTTTTTTCAACGCCTGAACAATGTCCAGATCATAGGTAATACATTACAGCCACGTAACGGTTGGAACACATGTTGGCATTCAACTACTGGCAGTGCAAACTATGCGTTGCCTCAACCGATCTGGGAAACCGTAGCACTTAAAGACAATGGACAGCAGAGCAAGATTGTTTTCACGTGTAATAACAAATTGTATTACTGGGACACATCGTTATATGGGACTTTAAATAATCAGCCAGTTGAAATCATTGACAGGACAACAGGTGCGTCGTTTGCGTTTAATAGTAGTGAAAACGTACGCATGGTTTCGTATGGCCAGTACATTTATGGTGTAGCTGGTGGAAGTTATCCACTGTTTCGGGTACGGATGAATGACAATATAGTTGAAGGTGAATCGGTACCTGTATTAGTTGATGTTTCTCCTTATGCAGCTATTGCTACAGCATCATCTATTATTGTCCGTACGATTAACAACACTAATAAAACGGCCATCGATACTTCTAGTTTTGGCAGTGCTCCATCAACCATAACTAACTTAATAACAAACGGTGATTTTAGCAGTTCTACATCTAGCGGTTTTGGTCAATGGAATTACAACACAGGTGATACTCAACGCATTACTAGTGGCACAAAAACTGTAGCATCTATTACTTATAATGTATTTAGCGACACAGCTAAAAACCCTGACAACTATATCCTTACAAGAAATGGATCTACTGGGTTTTGTTTAAAAATAGATAAACCACAAGACTACTTTTTCCAAGATATAAACATTGCAAATGTTGTTGTGACTAAGGATGAAACACCGCTTGCATTTACAGGAAGTGCATCATCATCAACGTTGACTATTGCTGGTGGGCACAGCCTCGTTGTTGGGCAGATTATTAGATTTACAGTCACAATAGCTGGGCTAACGGCTGGAACAAACTATTACGTTAAAACTATCACTACTACAACCTTAACTGTGACAACTGATCCAACATTGGTTGCTGCAGCGGTTACGTTAACCGCTCCCGGAGTAACTCTTGGCACAAACTACATTATCCCGCAACACAATGCCGGATTGTACTGTTTGACGTTCTATGCATATAACCAAGATGACCTAACTAACTTTGTTAGCCAAAACAACTTAGATGTGTTAGTTCAGGGCTATCAAAAATCTGGCACAAGTGCGTTTACCAATAGTCAAGAAATCATTGGTGCAACATTACAGACTAACCTCGAAGTTGCAGCTGGACAAAGTTCAGGTGACTGGCAAAAGCTTCAACTACTGATTGACTTTAGAGCATTTGACAAAATACTAACAGGTATAAAAGTTCGTGTGCAAGCTGCATTTAATAGAGGTGGAGACTCATTTGTTTACATTGATGATGTTTACCTACATGCATTAAATAGTCGTTTTCAAATTGCAGAAACTCAAGATGATGCAAAAGGTTTGGTAAAGCTATCTACAAACCAAGCAAACACAACTTGGTTAAGTGAGACTAATCCGCCAAATTCATTTGTTGACTATGTAGCAAATGAATACGTGAAAATCAATATTAGTCCTACAGTTGAATTTACTGCGTCTAATGGTTTTGCTGCAATAACAACAACTGTTCCGCATAACTTAAACGTAGGTAACTCAATATTTTTTACTACAACTACTGGTGGCACTTCTACTACAACAACGTACTACGTCAAGCAGATATCGTCTCCAACTCAATTTGTTGTTACAACAGATCAAACACTGCAAGGTAACGTTTATCTGTTTACTGCTAACGTAACTACTGGGTCAAACACGTTTCAACTTGCCGTTGATTTACGTGACGTTCAATCTCTCAGTGTGCAGTCAGCTTTTAGTGACAAGATAAATCAATCTGTTCCACCATTTAGTCTAGGCATCCGTAGTGGTAATGCCATGTACTTTACTGGGCAGTGTAGTTACGATAAAGATAATGGATTTTTAACGTGGCAATTATTTCCTATATCGTCTACGTTTAGATCGCAAGTTGCTGCCATTTACATCAAAAACGACTTTGACTTAAGTGGCTTCTTTAACAACGAGTGGGTAATTAGTTTTGGTAATGTTGTACGTCAAGGGTCTTTAACGCCAGATTCAAAATACACATATGCCTTTACGTTATGGCGACCTTACTTATTACCAACCACAACGTCAACACCTAGTTGGGCAAGCGTTAACTTTACTGCTGCGTTAAATGGAACTGTAATAACTACAGCCGCGCCTCACTATTTAGGTTTAGGTTGCGCATTAACATTCACCGGTACTGTAGGTGGAGTATCGACTACGACGACGTATTATGTAAAATCTGTTCCGTCTACAACTACATTTACAATAACAACAGACTCTACATTAATTGGTACTGCTTTCCAATTTACTGCTGCTGTTACGTCTGGAGCTAATCAATTTACTCCTACTGCTGAAGTACCCAGTGGGAATGGGTTTGAAACAGTCCCATCTAAATTGAGTAATGAAGTAGTTGTAACGGCTGCAATTAACAGCGTTTCATTATCTATTCCTTATACGCCCACGCAACTAAAGAATGGGTTAACTGGCAGTACTCCAATATATAAGTATTGCTTGATCTATAGAAACAATACAGTTTCTGGTGGAACCCAACCAAAGTTGATTGGTTTTATTGATCTTGACACTGGATCCGTTTATTCGTCTGGATCTATTTGGAAAGGTTTAACTACGTCGTCATCTGGCGTATCTACCAACTTGACAATTGTTGATCAAGTACAAGACTCTGCATTATTTTTTGACAACGGTCCGGGAACACTTGGCTATAGATTGCGAACGGGCAAAGATCAGTTTCCTACTGGGTGTGATGTAGTATCTACTTACAATCAACGTCTATTCGTAAGTAAGAAGAATGCTATATATGCAAGTTGGTTAATTACTCCGGGTAATGAATACGGAATTTACACTACCTTATTGCCTGATGTTACTGACCCTGAAGTATCAATCAAGGGTACTCAATTTAGTATTAGTAACAGGACTGACGAAGAACAGATTCAGGCAATGGTTGCAGTACAAGGCGATGGTTTAATTCGCGACAACAGTACATCCGCTGTTCTTGTGATTATGCGAGAACGTAGTACTTATCTCCTTACGGGAGATAGTCCTCACAATTTTGCAAGTCAAGGTTTTTTACAACAAGGTACGTCGGGCCTATTGGCTAAGCGCGGATATGCAATTGTCATGAGTAAGCTTGTGTACCTTACAGCAAGCGGACTAATGGAATTGCAAAGCACTACACTTGCACCAAAGTCAATTGCACTTGAGGGTGTTTTAAACATCAATAGTCAAAACTTTACATCTCAATCAAATAACTATATAAGCCCAGCATTATATTCAAAGATAGTTCTTGCAAGTCAGGATCGGCGATTGATAATGTTAGCTCCGGTTCAAACAGACACATCTACAACTGCAAACAGTGTCACTTATGTGTTTGATTCACGTAGCCAAGGATGGGTAACGTGGCTTAATCCAGTTGGCTTTACAAGTGTAGTCGTACTGGAATCCGCTGATGATAGCCAAGAGTTATATGCTGGTGGACGTGACGGAAAGTTATACAAAGTAGAAAGTTGGTCAGATAACGTTTATGCGTCAACTGCTAACGTAACACGTACATCAACTCCAATTTCATGGGATATTAAAACTCGTCAGTATGGTCAAACGTTTGCTGAAGGTGCAATGTACTACAGTGCAAACAAATTGCATGGATTACTGCTCCATATAAATAACCAAGCAACGGTCCCGATGATGATTAACTGGAGTCTTACAGGAATTAAAGGTTACAGTTCAACTGGATTCCATGAATGGCCAGCGGTGACAAATGAAGTTGCTGCATTGCGCAGTATTACTCGTACAGCTGATCAACAAGCTTTTGATGTAAATCTGACAGGTACATCGTCTCAACAATGGTCTATGTTTGCAATGCACGTTCAGACAACTGAAGGAAATACTCCGAGAACATAATGCCTACTCCAGCACCAGTACTTAACCCAGATAGCGAATTAGGTCGCAACCAAACACCGGAACGTAATAAAGCATACGGCCCCGGTAAAAGCCAAGTCATTGCTCAGCCTACATTGTTTATTGGTGAACCACCTAATCCATATTCGTCTAATCAAATGCAGCAAACAATTTACACTGCTGCTGCGGAAATTACATATGCAGATCAATTAGCTATATGTAATGCATCAACTGCTAGTTTTGTTTTAACACTACCGCAAGCAGCGTCTTGTTATGGACGTAGAGTAATTGCAGTTAAAATGGATTCAGGTACAAACACTATAACTTTTGCAGTAGATACTCCTTCTGCACTTTGGTATTACTCAACTTGGACTGGATTAACTAAGCAATATGAGACTGTTACATGGCTTGCATGTATGGACTCATCGAACAATTACGGGTGGCTTGCCTTATTAGATAAGGCTGTTGTTTAATAGGTTATAGGTAAACGTCATGGCAAAAAATAATTTCTGGGGTGATTTTGCAAGTAAAGCTGCTGGAGCAGCTGCAGGTCCGCTTGGTGAACTTGGCGTTTCTATGCTTGCAGGTTCTTTGATTAGACCCAATCAAAATCCTATGCTTGCGCAACAGCAAAGCGATTACAATCGCAAGCGCAGGTTGATGAATTACTACGACAAGTATTTAAACGATCAGCAGGAAATGTACAACAAGTACAATCCTGTTTATCAAAAAACAACTGACATGGCAATTGAAGCTGCAAACAAACCATTGACAGCAACCGACACTTTTAAAGGTGTTGGGCCAGTTAATGAAATAATGCAGACGCAAAATCAACAGGCAGGTGCTGCTGCACAACGCGCAGCTTCTAACGCTGGATTGTATGGCGGTGCTCGTGCTGGTTTAACTACAGCTGCTACAAACGCTGGTAATAATGCCATTACTAAATCACTTGCCGACTTTGGTGCTAACTATGAAGCTAATGCACCTGCACGTGCTGCAGCAGCACAAGGCATGGCTGCGGGTGCATATGGTAATGCATCCCAAGGAATGCTGGGAACTGTAGGCGCATTACAGAGTGGATATAGCGATCTTTCAAATATGGCGCAAGGATTAGGGCAACAGCGTCAAGCATTATTAGATGATGCAACTTCTAAACAGTCTGCACTAATGGGAATACTTGGTGACGTATTTGCAAGTAAGAATAACCAGCAGATGTTTAATAAACAATTAGCAAGTCAAAAAGCAGCTAACGATGCCATGATTGAAGCAATGAGTAAATATGGCGTTGGCCAACAAACAACCTCTCAACCAATGTTCAGACCTCAAGGTAATCTGAGTTATACAGGTTATGATCCAAGTTTATTTAACTTACCGGGATATAACAATAATTCGTTTGTTGTAGGTAATCGATATCAGAGGCCAAAGTAGCTATGAATCCTTTAGCATTAATGTCATATCTCGATGCTCAAAATAAAGCTCGACAAAGAAGAGATGAACAGCGAAATCAATTTGCTCAGCAGAACATGCAACAGCAACTTGGTATGGCCCAAATGGGGATGGAGTTACGTGATAAGTCATTAGCACGTGAACAACAGCTGGCGCAATTTGCATTAACAAAACAACAAGCAGAACAACAGGCAAAGTTGACCGCTGCTCAAATTGCTGCTGCAGAACGTGAAGGTAGAAACGCTCCAGTCAAAGAACGTCTTGCCTTTTTAACACCCTTAGTTGAACCTCATGCTGCATATACAGCAGCAATGGATGCCTATACAAATTACTCAGACCCTACTAAAACAAAGGTCATTATCCCAAGCCAACAACGTAAACTGCTTGACGCTGTACGCACATCACGTAGCCGAGTTATTGCTGCACGAGATGCATTAGGCAAACTTGCACAAACTGCAGGTATGACTGATATTGATCTTGATGCTCTAGCAAAAAACTATACTGTAGATCCACTTCCTAACTTTATGGGTTTAACAAAACCAACTGAAGATGGAGGGAAAAAAGTTGGCGTGTTGCCAACTCCGGGTACAGGTATAGCTCCAGAACCTACATTACCTGCTACGTCGGCAGTGTCCCCTGCTGCTTCTGCCAATATGCTAGGTGTACCACCTAGTGCGTTTGTTCCTCAAACAGCACAGATTCCATCTAGTCTATATGGAACATTAATTGCGCCACAATTAGGTGTAGGTGTATCTGCTCCAGCCATTGGTGCAGTTAAACCTCCAATGAAACCAGCTGCTCGTGTTGCGCCTAAACCTGCTATGCCGCAACCACCTCCAGTTGTAATTCCAGAATATGGTGAAACATTAAAAGCATTCAATGCACGTATGGCTCCATATCGAGAAGCTGAACGCGGACTTACTTTTTCTGATTTAGATGAGCCTGAACAAAAAACGGTAGACACCGTTGCTGCATCCATGATGAAAGAAGTCATGGATACATTTGTGCCACAGACATGGGACGCAAAAGTATCGGGTATAGAACACGCACAAAAAGGTGCTGCCGACTTCTTTGCTCATGGCACTAGCGAAAAGATGATTAACAGGTTGCTTAGTAAATATGCTACAGGCGACGCTTCAGTGATGAAGAGTGTTATTCTTGATCGGTTCCTAAATGGTTTCAATGAATTCTCTTTACCAGCAACTGTAACAGAACGTTTAGTCAAGAGTGCAAAAGATGTCCTAGATATAAAGAAAGATGAAGAGTCAATCAAGAGTACTGTTCAGGCACGTACGTTTGGTGCTAATGCAGAAAAACGAGCACAGACTCAACATCAATTAGACATCAAAGCTAAAACACAAGGTATTGTTTTTGACGAGAAAACTGCAAAGACACGTGAGGACATGCTTAAACAGCAAGCAACCAATGCTGTTACCGAAGGCTTAATACAATCAGAGCGTTTGGCCCAAATGCAACGTGAAGCAAAAGCAGGTAAGAAAGTTAACTATGTTGGGACATGGGGATCAGCGCAAAAACTGTTTGATTCAACTATATTTAACCCAATTGATAAAGTCGTTACCGCTGTTGAAGAAGGCCTTAAACTGCGCCTCAGAGGTATGACAGGTGCAAGAAATAATCCAGAGCGTCAGGCAATAGACAATCAGTTGGCGTTACTTACTCAGGTACGGGCTAAAGTTGCACAGGGTCCAACTCAGGAATACATTTCTGCTATCAACAACAACCAGTCAAATGGATACACGTTATTGCAACAGCAAAAATCAGATATATTGAAAGACGTAGTAGCTGTTCCAGCATTAGCTCCTTATTTTAGAGACATTGTTGGTTCTTCTTCTAGTGGTATGCCCGGTAATAATTAAGAGGTATTTAGATGGCTCAAAGACGTACACAAAAATATAACCCGATTACACGAAAGTATGAATGGGTTACAGTTGATGTACCTACAGACAACAAACGTCTTAATACGCCAAAGAACCCAGAGCATAAACAAATAGTTGATTGGATTAATCAGTTTGACTCAACCGTTTCTAAACCAAAACGAGTTAACCCAGACTACGCTTTTTTAATCCGTAGGGTTAATGGTGTTGACGTAACACCAGCTGTGCTCAATGACGCTAGATCCGCTGGCATTATTTCTGATTCTGATTACAGAACACGTCTTAAGAAGTATCAGGACGTAAGGGCTGAAGTTGGTAAATCTCCAATGCTTGACGCAGAAGGGAAGCCTGTAACTTATCGTAACCGTGTTACGAATAAAGAACAGCCCATGATGCGCAGTATGTGGATACAGGATGGCACATACAATTACAAGCAACCATTTGAAGAAGTAGCTAATAAGGCTTCTACTAAACGCGAAGCACTAGTCAAAGCACAAAAAGATTATGTAGAACCGTCACATTGGGGCAATACCTTCTCCAATCTTGGTGCTACAACTAGAGGCACATACAATCGTAAACTAGCTGGCGATGTTGCTACTGGTGTTTACAAAGGAGTTGCCAACGCAGCTTTTGACACGGTCGGAGCTGTTGAGAACCAGTTAAACAAAGTAAATCAAAGTGTTGTTGATTGGGGCGGAAGTGGAAACAGAATAACGCCACAACAGTTTAATATGGCTAGGGCATCTGTAGTAAATGCACTTGACCCTGATCAAACCGATGAAGAGCTTGCAGCTAAAGTTGGTGACACTATTTCCGGCAACGTTGATCCACGTAACGTCGGTCAAGCAGCTGGAATGGAAGCAGGTAACTTTTTAGGTGCATTAGGTGTAGGACTTGGATCTACAGCACTTGCAACTGCTTTGGCTGGGCCAGCTGGTGTGCCGGTTGGTGTCGTAAATGCAGGAATGCTTCTTGGTCAAATTGGTGGTGGTATTGCCGAAATGGCAACGGGTGACGCACGTTATAACCCATTAGGTAACCCCGGTGGATTTACGCGCAAGCTTGCTGGTGCTTATGGAGAGCCGTCTGAACAAGCAACGCAGATGGCTCATCAACAAGCATATGCCACTGGCCCTTTAATGATGACTGCTGCTTTAACATCTGCTCTTGTTACTAAAAAGTTACCTAACATTTTGATGAGTGGTAACTACAAGCAGAATTTAAAGGAAGCCGTCAACGGTGTTAAAACCGTGCAGTCTGCAGCAAAAGCACAACAAACAGTAAATGCTATTGCTGAAGGTGCGCAAGGCATGGGTCTACCTGTAGCAACAAGGCCAACAATAGGGCAGTTGGCTAAAGATCAATTACTAAAGGCTTCCCCATTTGCAATTGAGTCAGCAGCAAACGTTGCGCCACAGGCAGTGCAAGCTGGCATGTCTTTATATGATCCAGAAAAGACACCAATGCCTGAACCAGTAGATGTATTGACTGGTTTATCGTTTGGTGTTTTATCTCGTGCGCCAAAGGGTACATTGCCAGCTAAGATAAATAACATGAGTGAGGTCATTGCTCGTGACTCACAAATTAAATATGAAGCAACTCGTCAAAGCCGGGCTGCTCGTCAGACAATGGCAAGCCGTGCGCCAATCATTGGTCATCTTACTAAAAATGTAGGAATGAGTTATGACGAAGCATTAGCATACGTTAGCCATGAGTTTGAGCAGCAGTATCCCGGCATGCGTATGCCTAAGAGTATTGATGAAACCATTGATGTAATCAATGCTTTGCCATCTGCTCAAATATTAGAAGCCAATAAAACTACAGGTCAATTTACTCCTGTAGTTAATCCAGAAATTACTACTCGGATTGCATCAGGCGAAAGTTTAACAGGAACGTCACGACAAAATACAAATGTTTCTGGTACTCGATTACCAGAACCTCCGGTGTCATCTGTTACAAGGCCTACACAACAAACATCACTAGTAGGTCAAATCAACCCAAGGCTTTTAAAGTTTAGTACTGTAGGTCAACAAGTAGATCTGAATTTAGCACTTAAAATTGCACGTGCGGAAATGCCAAAGCCAGCAATAACTCCAGAATCTGGTGCTGAGCAGATGACCACTAACAAGCGTGGTGTTCCATTGGCTTCAATGGTTATTGAAACTGCTGACGGGCCACGTAAGGTTATTTACTCGAACGACTTAAAGAATGTTTTTGTAACAGAAGATTTAAGTATGCCTACGCATACATTGCATCCAGACTCCTATGAAATTGGCGCTGGTCATTTAAATCGTGAGAATTTATTACCCGGCATTCAACGATTTAACCAAAGAGAAAACAGTGCTGTGTCTTGGTCACACACTGATCCAGCTGGTAGCCGTTACGATTACGATGTCATTGGATTTGGCAATGGGCGATTAATTGTTCGTAGGTCAAATAATTTAGTTGGCACTATCCATGAGTTGACTCCACGTGAATTCGAGCTTACTGTCCCGGAGAGCATGAAGGAAAGAGTTAACGCTTTAATTGACGATCTATCAGAAGCGTTTGATACTCCTAGAGCAGAAGACGGTGAAGGCACAGCAGTCAACTACACTCGTACCTCTTTTGCAAATGCAGATAGGGATTTGTTTCCCAGTACAATCTTTGCTGGCAAATCAACCCGTGGTGAGCGAGGTGCATTACCAGCGCGTAAGGTTGCAAGTGACGCTGCGTTCAATACTTATCAACTACCTAACGGTGCTGTATTACGTGTTCCAAAATTTGCTGATGGTGCAAATGAATCCGTGCCTGTTATGGAACCAATCGATACTCGTATGGAGACAGTCATTGGCTCTAGGTATGCAAAGGATTTGTTTACTCAGGCAAGAAGCAAAGAGCATCCCGGCTACTACGATGTTGATACTGGTGATGGTCGCGAACGTCGTATTTTTGTAAGTGAGGCTGTTCACAAAGACATCGTTAAAAAGATTCTTGATCCTGCTCGTCAAGCATTAGAAGAAGCTGACTACAAGGGTGAAGATGTTGCAAAAATTAAGAACAAAGCAAATAGCGACATACTTAACCGGTTAATGCGATTGTCCCGCAACGGCAAAATTGAAGGTGATGCTATTGATTATAACTATGGCTACACTGACACCCCTGTTAGTGTCGGTGATGTTGTTGCATTTATAGACCACGAAAAGGACGGTAAGGCTAGACCGTCTGTTGTTAAACGTGCAGGATATGAACGTGGTGTTGTTGTAGACGTAGACAAGAATGGCGTTCATGTAAAGTTAGCAAATGAACTTCCCGGCACAATGTCAGCAGAAGGTGGACGAACTGTAATTGTTCACCCAGACAACTTGCAACCTATTGTTCAACCTCACCTTGGTGGCCAAGAATCAAACATGCGTCCTATTGCGACGGTGGAAGATATCGAAGCTGAATTTGGTTACGGTGCTAAGAAAGAACCTGTTGCTACATCTGAAGAAATAGCCGTTGACACAGCAACTGCAATACCTGTTGATCCTGAATCAATTGTTGCTATGCATGGTGAAAAGATTGGCCGTGTCACTTCTAGATTGATGGAAGAAGGCACGGTTGAGTATGTCTCAAAAACGTTAGTTGACTTATCACAAGATAGAACTATTGATGCTCAATCAATGCAGGATGGAATTGTCAACATCCTTAATGGTGATGAAGTTTCTTATGCCCATAAAGAGACATTGATTCATGCGATGCTATCTTTGGACTTGGATACAGTCACAGATCTTAACTCAATAGTAAAGTTAAACCATTCCTTGGATGGAATGTCTAGTTGGCTATTAGCGGAGAATAGACCATTTAACTTATACAACGACATGAGTACGTTGTTTTCTGGTGATGTCATTGAGAAAACTATTGTTTCACGTGTTCAGCAAGAACATTCAGGCATCATTTTAAACCAATGGAATAAAGGCACCGTACGTCTATCAACAGTCATTGATAGATACTTTAGGTCTGAAGCAGGACGAAATATTTCCCCTGAAGATCGTGCAATCATCTCTAAGCGTACAGTGCAGATGTCGCAGGTTATTCCTCAACTACGAACATTTTTAAATGGACGTGGATTAGTTGATGATGGCTGGAATCAGGTTGCTCGATTGTCAATTGATGATCAGCGAACGCTATACAAGAAGATGATGGAGTTGTCTGGTAAGGGTCTAGACACAGCTAAATCAACTACTCGCCTTACAAGGAATAACGTCAAGGAATTAATGCTGGCTGCTGGTGTGTCGGCAAGTAGAAGGACATTACCAAAGGCTGGAAGTGTAAAGTTTGAATCTTATTCTAAGATGGTTTCGGATGAGATTGCGTCCTATAAACGTGAGTTAAACCAACAAGGCGGAAGAGTGGCTGTTGCAGAAGTGCAGAAGCCAAATGGCAATGGAAACATTGCGGATGTAAACGCATTCTTAAAGACGTTATCTACTGAGGATGCCGGTATTCGCCAAACTGTGTTTGAGGCACTTTCAACACAGGACATTAGCGAGCAAGAATTTAACACCTTGTTCTCAGGTTTACGATTCCCCGGTTCTGAAATTACTGTAGGTGAGATCAGTTCACACATCAAGAATGGAACCCTTCCTTACTTTGTAGAAGCAAGTAATGACATGCGAGCAGCGACTATGCAGTTGTCTGCACTTGATTCTATTACTCTGGATAGTTTAAACGACATCGTGTTGCCGTTTAGAGGACGTGTATCCGATGAAGTATATTCCGCTATTGAAAAGCATGTAGAAGATGCGTTCAATGCAATGTCGTCACCACGTAATCAAAACGCGACACTGCAACAAAAGCAGGCTGGATTCATCGATAGTATTAACGCAGCTGTATCACTTGCGCTTAGAAACATCTCTCCAGATCCTGAGATGGTGGCAGAGTATGTTGGTGCTACTAAGAAACAATACAACCAAATATCTAATGCAACTTTAAAAGCAATGGAGCTTAATGCTCAAATGGCAGCAGCACAGGCTGCCACAGCAGGGCAAAAGACTCCGTTGGTTAAGATTAATCAAGAGACAAAGTCCGAGATCGTTGGCAAAGCGCATGATTTAAATGTTGACAATGGATCGGAGCCTCCGCCTCAAACACGCATAACACAAGATGAGTTTGAGTCTATTCGGGCACAGCATGAAGCATCTAATCAATGGCTTGAAGAACAACGTTCTCCACGAGTAACTACCGTACCAGTTGAGTTTCCGTTTTCTGACGTTGAAGGTATTGGCGCAGCAACGGATAAAGGTGGAGTAGTTTCTTTAGAAGGTACAGTTGCTGGAGGTCGTGAAGGATTAGTCATTGCTTTTAAACGTGCAATGCAACTTGAGAACTCCACTCCAGAAGTTAAGGCTGTAGTCGATCAACTAGCAGAAGCATATGCCGATGCTTATGATTTACATGCATACGCATACGCTGCACGTCATGCTGAATATGAATTTAGAACAGGAAACATTGCAGAGGCTAACGCTCAAGCACGACAAATCCTTGCGGTTGCTAAACGACTTGCCCGTACTGATGAACGCATTGCTGCAATAGATGGTCTGATTCAACGCATTGATGATGGATTGCCATTATTTACATCCGAGGGTAATTCGTTTGTTAATGAAGTAGTCAAGGCGTTTGACTTTGATGAAGCATTTGGTGAAAAACTTTCGACATACATTTTTACTAATCGAATTGCTCAACTACAGCATGAGTTCTATCGTGACAATGGACGATTAGTTATTACGGCATCCGATAAGACAACGAGCCGTGGTGACTTGTTTTTAAGTTTTGCATCGTTGACATCTGATGGCTTATCCAAGACAGCGAATCGCGCTGGTGTCAATTTACTTCTACACCTTAACCGTACATCTAATAGGTCACGTGACGTATTGAGTATCGGTCACGAGTTACACCATGGCCTTTTCCATACAATGCCATTGCGCAAAAAACTTGAATACGCACAGGATGTTTTAAACGCATTAATGACTGCCCATGGCTTCAAGGAAAGTCAAGGGAAAGTTGATGGTCGGCCAGCTGAGTCAATTAATGATTTAGCTTCTGTTTACAAGATGGTAAAGCGTGAGTTAGATATTCTTGATCGAACTCAAAAAAACCTAGAAGCCTTAGCAGAAAAAGAACCGACAACTGAAAACCTAAACAACTTAGAGATGTTTAGGTACAAAACGGACATTGATATGCACGGTGATACCGATCACTGGATGTATAAGAACAGATTAGTGAATGAGTCTGTTGTGTCCTCGTTGATTACTGGCTCAATGGGCATGAAGCCTATTTACGACAACGCTAACTTTACTGTTGCTTATACTGCATCTGGTGTATTCAATAGAGTTGGAGCATTCATCAACAGGGCTGTTCAGATGATGGGCCGTCAGACTGGCAAGCAAGGTATTACATCTACTGACTACAGTGTTACGTCTGACAACACCGGGTTAATTACTGACGCACGTCATAGATGGAAGATTCGTTACAACGATCATTTTGTCGTACGCAACAATCAAGGTAAGCCAGTAGCGTTTGCACGGCTTCCAGAAAATACAACCTTAAGTTTTGTTGTTATTGGAAAGAAGGGTTTGCCTTCATTCCCAATGTTCAAGGCAGTCAATGACTCCTCCAATAAATTGACAGTGTCTCTAAAGGGTGCGTCAACTGCACAAGAGGTTGTTCCTCCAGCATTCGCTAGGATGGGAGGTGAATCTCATGCATTTGGCATTCACGGCAACTACGTTTCATTTAAACCTAACTCAAACAGCGCAACCAAGCTCACGAGTGGAAACGGTAAGTTAGAGCCTAGTTTTGAGTTAGATGGCAAATCGTATTACAAACTAGACTTTACTGATGGAATTGCAACTGACTCTGTTTCAGGTGTGCAGATTAAAGCAACTGACGTAGACAGCCATGTGTATGGTCTTGTTAATGCTCAGTCACGAGATAACACGTCGATTGCTATAGTTAAGCCTGAGCAGTTACTTGAGATGAACAACGTCCGTGTTGCAGGAGATGCGCCGGGATGGAATCCAAACCTTGCGTCATTAATGTACGCAATGTATGGAAAGACAAATGCGCTTGCATCATCCGCAGTTGGTCGTATGGACTGGGCTGGATATCGACAGATGCGCAACCGTGTTGCTGAGGCCGGACTTGATATTGATCGTATGCCGGATAAAAACGTAAGCTCATTTGATGTTGGTCAAGAAGAGTACGGCAAGACTATCCAAGGCAAAGCAGCAGTAACGTCAAGTATAAATGCATTGAATGGAATGCGTCGAGAAGCTAGTAGGGCACGAGATGTAATCAATGAATACATTGACAACATGCCAGTTGATGAATCTCAGCCAGTAGTTGATTCTGTTAATACTGCTATTGATTCATTACGTCGGTCACTGTTTGGCCTAGACGAATTTGATTTCCCGTTACGTGCAATTGTTGTAGATAAAGATGGAAAGAGTACTACTCAGTATTCGCCGTCTATCTTGACAAGTGAAACAGGTAACACACGAGCAATGGATGGCATGTTCCATGTAACAAAGGAAAGTGCATCCACCCCATCGATGATGGTTGTTCGTGATATTGCAAGTGGATTACGTTCACAGATGACTCCGGAGCAACTAGAGTCATTTGCAAACATTATCCTTGACTCTAAGGATTTGAATTCGTTTCAGTCCAGATTATTTGATCCAGCAAACGGATTAGATGATGCCACTGCAGCCAATGTACTAAGTTTAATTGGTGAATCTTTAGAACGACAAAATGCATTAACTAAAGGCAATGAAATATCGCCAGATGACGTAATGCATAACTTGCGGACGTTGACGTTAAGCGCACAGGATGCTGTTGGTCGATCTGTAGATTCAACAGTATTGCAAACAATGTTTGACAGACTGTCAAGCAGTGATGCTGATATGACACCAAACGTTGCAAGTCAGCGTGAGTTTATATTGACAGCAGCAAATGCAGCAGCGGAGTCGCAAGGCATTCACTTAGTGAAGTTCTTGGAGATGGTTGACAAGCAACCAGCCGGTATTTCTGCAATGACTATGTTAGCAACGTCTCATGCTATGGCTATTGATGTTGCTAATCGTTCAGCTGCAATGCGGTCTTATAACCGGTTTGAATTAGTTGGCGTTAAGTATCTCAGTAACCGTAAAACACCATTCCTTATTATGAGGAATAAGGGAGTTGAGAGTAGATACTCAGATGCGTTCTCTAATGCAACAGGTCGTGAGTATGGTTACATTGCTATTGACCAGAACGATAGTTCTGTAAGACCTGCTGTTCCCATTACCGATAGCGCAGGTAATGTTGAGTACATCATCGTAAAGAGTAAGGCACCTGCCGAATCTGGTTATGGTGGATTAAACGACTACACAAGAATGCCGACTTCATCTCCAAAGAAGATTAATGAAGTCAACTGGTTGATGCAGAAAGAATCAAGTGACGGAGCATCGTTTAAGTCATCTGACACAGTAGAGTTTGAACAGTGGGATGGTAGTTCTGCATTACAACAGTCATTGAGTAATGTGAATTCTGTTACTCACTCTGCAATCTCTAAGGTTATTGGGGCAGCTATAGCAGATATAGGACGCACAAAGGCTGCTGTTAAAACAGCTGATGTGACATTACCTTTCTATGTTTTATCTGGAGTTGACTCCACTGGTAGGTTTAATGCTGGAAACAAGCCTTCTAACATCATTGAAGCGTTCAATCTGATTGATGCATATGCTCGCAAAGAAGCACTTGGCGATGGGAATATGCAACTGCGTCACATGCGAATCAAGGTTGAAAAGAAAGGCTCTAAATACAAAACAACATTTACCGACCTTGGTTCAGTTCATGCAACGACTAACGCTAGTCGTCGATCATTAGGACGTGCTGCAAACGGCGGTATTCGCATTGCGCCTGAAGAAGCATACATTGCTAGGCATCTTATTGCGCTTGAAGCACACAAGGAGATGAATGGTGAAGATAACTTCTTTAGCCAGTTTGAAAAGGGTTCAAAAACTCCTGTAGAAGTATCCCCGACACCTGATAACAAAGCACCTTTATCACGCCCAGCTCTTATTCAAGAGAAGGGAAAAGAACCTCGCCTAGAGCCAGCAAGTTCATGGAAGGCGTGGAGAGGCAATAGTGTTTTCAGTGATGGGTATAGCTCTGCAGATTTCGTTGAGCACGTGCAAGCACCTGCCAATGAGACTAATCAGTCTGGCATTATAGATCAATCTCCAGACGGTGAAATCTTAGTCAACTATGATCCATCGCTGAAGCCTGATGAAGTCGTAATGGACATTGACGATGATGGGCCTCACCAAGTTCGAGGTGGAGCCAACAAACGTGGATGGCATAAAGCAACTACGTTAGTTGCTAACGGATTGCGAGAAGTTGATGGCTTCTTTAGAACAGTCAAACTTGCAGGTGACGTTAGTGTTGCTCTTAACCAGTCATGGTTTGTTGCTAACCCGCTTACGTTCTGGGAGCATTTTACATATGCACGAAAGAACAGGTTGTCTGCTGGAATGCATTATGGTCCCGGCATAAGCGCGATGGGCAGTGCGTTTGCAATGCTTCCAAATACTCCGGGGTTACTTGCCGGTGTGTTTAAGAACTCTCCGATACCATTGAGTAAATGGGGGGACAACTATGTACACGCATACATGGAGCATGTATTAGGCAGGACTAAGTTGACTTTAGATGACATGGAATACTACGGGTTGAACTTAGAGTATTTGAAATGGCATCGTGAGTACAAAGCTGCATTGGCACAGAATGAAGGCTTAACAAAACAAGATGTGCCTTTGACAATGCGCCTTTCTGATTATTACGGTGATAGCAAATTTGCTCAAAAGGCTATACCTCTTATTGCAATGAAGGAGCGATTCAACTCACTCTACAAAGATATTGCTGCTGTATCGGAATTCCAAAAAAGATATCTGGAAGTCCAAGGTATGTTGCCTACTGATCCAAGTAGTTTAAAAACTATCGAGCAGTTCCAGACACGACAGTTACGTGATTCAGCTGACGCAATCAATATCCTGCAAGGTATGCAACGTGGTGAGGTGAGTCCAACAAAGGGACTTAACTTCTTGCAACGCAGTGTGCAGTTTATGATTACTTCTGCTAAGTACCGCCATTCTCGTTTAATGCTTACTCCATTGGTTGGACGTGCGTTGTACATGACTAAGCTGGCTGCAAACAAGGTAAGCAATAAGTTGATCGATCGAGACATTGCAAATGTTACTCATGAGACGAAACTGTTTGCTGATACCACAGAAGGTGGATTTACACCTGAAGTCAAAGCGTATGTGCGACGTAGGTTGATTCAAGGGTATGCATCCGCTCGTGCGTACCAACTTGCAACACGAGGATCTATTCTCTTGACTGCATTCAAACAATTGTTTGGTGCAAGTGAGGAAGAAAAGCAAGAAGGTGCGCAAGTCATCATGGACGAGATGGCTAACAATGGGATGATGTCGATCAGTGCAGGTGGGCGTGAGTATCAAATGCCACTACCGGGTGGTATGGCAAGTGCTGTTAGGCAGAACACTAAGTACCGTTCGATTGCACCTACAAACATTGCCGACTTCCCTGCATGGGCATTCAAGCAATATGTGTACAACCAGTTAAGCCCTACAGTTCAAGCCATTAGGATGGCTGCGACAGGCACAACGTTCTCTGGCCAAGACGCATGGGAAACCAATGAGGAATACACAGCATGGCGTGACCAGTATATTGCTAACAATACGTCAACGCCTGAAGAACGTGAGAGACTCTCATTTATGTTGCCACGAAACTTAAGTAGGTTCATAACTGAGTTGATGCCTGTTGCGTGGACTGACACATTTAAGGATGCAGGTTTAAAGCGTGAGCGTCGTTTTGCTGATCGCCAAGACATCGGTTTAAAACCAGAAGATGTTGCGCCTGATTACTTTAAGCAAATCACGAACTTCTTTGGTGGAGGTCTTACTGACCGAGATCCAGATTACGAGGAGTGGTTAAAGGAAAGTGTCGGCGGGGAATATGGCAGTATGAAGCGTTACAAACTCATTGAAGAAGAACGCAAAGCAACACCTAAGAAGAACATTTTTGAGCAGATGTCTCAATCTGGAATGGCTGGCGTTGTTCATGGTGAAGAAGGTAAGGATTACGGCTGGTAATGAGTAAAGAATTATTCTTAGATATCGCTACTAAGTACATCAATGTGACAGAAAGTCCTGTAGGTAGCAATCGGGGGCCACTGATTGATCGATGGAACACTATGGTCAATGCTCCTTTAGGTAGCTTTTGGTGCGCTTCTTTTGTTAGCGCAGTGGCTATGGAGTGGGAGACTCAAGGTGGTAATGATTGGCCTCTGTGTTTTAGTGCAGATTGTGACGTATGGCTTGCTAGTGCTAAGAAGCATAAATGCATCTCGTCCAAAGGTAGACCGGGTGACATTGTTCTTTTGGTTTCTAACAACGATGCTTATCACATCGGTATTGTCGCAGGTTACTCTGAAGCAGGAACCTTGATGTCAATTGAGGGTAATAGTAACAACAACGGTAGCCGTAATGGCTTCATGGTAGCTAAACGTGAAAATGTATATGCTGGTCGTAATCGCGACAACGTGTTCTTTATTAATCCATGGGGATTAATCTTAGAAGGCACTGACTGGAAGATCGTATACGGAGACAAACATATCAATGCATTTTTACAAAATGGAAAGACGTACGCTCCTGTCCGGGATTTTGTCAGGCTTGTTGCTGGGTCTGACGATGCACTATCTTGGGAAGACGGGCCAGTTTACGATGGCAAACCACTGGCCCTTCAGTGCATTTTACGAGATGGTAAATCGTATGCAGCCATACGAGATATTGCTCGTAGTTTTAATCTTGATTGTATTCCCAATAGTGATCAGAAAAAGGTCTATCTAAAGGTCAAAAGCACCTAAGCTAAACTCACTGAAACGAGCGAATTTAGTTTGGAACGTGAGTAAGCTGATACCAGTTCTCCCGTTTCTGTTTTTTGCAGTTATGACCTCTGCCTTGTCCTCGTCATCTTGCTCTCCATCTTGACCACGCTCATAATAGCCAGCTCGATAGATGAATTGTATGACATCGGCATCCGACTCAATATCTCCAGATTCTCTCAAGTCTGACATCATTGGTCGCTTGTCCTGCCGTTGCTCTACAGCCCTAGATAGACTAGATAGTGCAATGACAGGACATTGGTACTCACGAGCAATATCCTTCAGCCCACGACTGATAACACCGATGTCACGTGTCCTGCTTTCAGATTTGTAGGCTGATGGCATTGCGATCATCTGTAAGTAATCAACAACCACCAAGCCAACATTAAATGACTTTTGGGTATCTCTAATTGCGTCACGGATTCCTCCAAGGGTGACAGTTTTATCTGCGACAATCCTAACATGAAGTGACTTAGCCTCCTGAGCTACAAGCTGTAACTTATCCTTCTGGTAGTTATTCAACTTCTTAGTCTGAATAACTTGGCTGTCTACTTCACTGTAGATCGACAACATACGTGCTGTAACCATATCCTTGGACATCTCAGCACTCACGATCAATACTCCGACCTTCTCATCTAGATTACGCATGTAACGAGCGGCGTTCCAAGCGTATTGCAAACCAAGACTAGACTTACCCATAGAAGGTCGTCCACCGATGATGATTAACTCTCCATTACGCCATCCTCCTGTTACAGAGTCTACTTCCTCATAACCACTAGGAACACTAAATGTTGTTTCATCTTGCTCCCTGCTGATGGCTGCGTTGGATGCCGACAATATTAATTTCGATAAATCGTCAGTCGTGCTTCCGGATACAGTGAATGAAACAGAGTTATTTAAATCGGCTACGATTTGATCGATGTCTGTGTCGCAGTCAGATGCCTTCTTACTTGCCAACTCTGATGAAAAAATAATCTCCCTGCGTCGATGGTAGTCAATGACTAGCTTGACGTAACTCTCGTAGTTTGCTGTAGTAGGTAACAACTCAGCACATTGCATGATGTACGCAAGACCACCACATGCTTCTAGGGCATTGCGCTTCGTTAGCTCCTCATTTACGGTCACAATGTCTATGTCTTGACCAGATGCGTCAATGGCCGTATAAGCCTCCCATATGAGGCTGTGAGCGACCCTGTAGAACATTCCCTTGTTGATGTGCGAGAGGCTCTTGAAGAGTTTCTTACCACCAAGAAGAACAGACGCTATGAGTGATTGCTCACTCATAACGTCCGATGGGATCTCGATATTAAAGCCTAAACTTTTAGTCGGCGCGTTGCTCATCTATGTGTTCCGTTATCCTTATCAATAAAACGTCATTGATTACTTCCTGTAGTTGTTGGCCTTTGACTGGTGGCTCTACCCTCCACGCTTTCAACCCACCAGTCTTACCGATAACCATTTGAATAGTCGGATGAAGTTTATGTGTTGGAGTACCTAGCCGTATAGCATCAGCGATTTCATGCGTAACTGACTGTGGTGGAAAGTCGCCGTACTTTGTAATCGCTATTGCCAACAATACTTCTGATGGTGTCGGGCGAAACTTAGCTCTTGTAAGTATCCGCCTAATTCCATAAGTAATCTCATCATCATTGAGTCCAACTATGGCTACTCGGTAAACAGTCTGACTTGTATCATTCCATTGGATTGAACTAGGTAGTTGCGAAAGAACTGCCAATAACTTATCTGTTGCTGTCATTTAAACCACTCCTCTACTGTTGTATTCACATTGCTTGTAGTTTGCTTTGGCTTAGCATGTGTGTCCCAGTGCCTCCATAATGAGCGAACCGTAATCATATCTTGGTTTTGATACCACTTACCCAGTAAAACCTTGACTCGCTCTTTCACGTCATCATGTGTTACACCTGCTTTGTGCATCTCCCAGATAGTCAGGCGTACACTTTTCCATTCCTTATCGGTAATAGGTGCTTCAGGATTAAAGCCAGATACGGTTTGCTTAAATGTCTTGTACAGTGGATATGCTGGATCTTCCTCCTTAGCTTTCTCTGCTTTAGTTGACCCCGCAGTTACAACGGTGACATCGGCGTTGTGGTCAATAGAGTCTGGGAACAGTTTGTATCCATTGCTCGTTGTTCTCCCATTAGGAGAAGTTCTAGGATTGACTGCAAGGATGCGCTTGTCGTTTATCCTCATACCTGTCAAGTAATGCAGTGCAGTCTTGACAGTAGTCTCCGATAGACCTGTGCATTCAACAAGTCGTTTGATGCTTGGCCAGCAGTATCCATTGTCGTCTACGTGCATAACCAGAGCCATGAACACGACAAACCCAGATGGAGTAAACGTTTTAATGTGGTCAACAAGTAGACGTTCGACCTGTACAAATCCAGACGAACGCTCACCTGACAAGCCGAATGACTTGCCATTGAATACGGTAATCATGCCTTTACCTCTTAATTGTTATATGGACATTCAGCGCAGTATCTCTGCACTTCATTTTCATTTGTTGTATTGTCTTCAGCATCTAGTGCTGCAGCTAGTCTTTCAAGCCCTTTGCTGTATGAACTGAGCATCTCTAATGCTTTGTTAGCATCTTCAACAGTCCAACCTTCAGGGATGTTTAGTTGCTTTAGTGGTTTCTTCTCTTCTTCTTCCCCTTTCAATTCCCTTTCAAACTCGGTGACAGATATCCCACGTGATTTGGCTGACTCTAGAACATTCTTTTGCTCAGAAGTTCCAAGATGCGCCACAAGCCTGTGATGAGTCCAACTAAGACCAGCAACCCTGTTATCAAGAGGGACATGACTAGCCACCCAACTCCAGTTAGCGAGGCTTTGATAAGCACACCCAGTTGCGTCCATAGCTTGCGCATATTTTTCGCCATATCGTTTTTGTCCGTAGTTAAGTGCGTCGCCAATTGCAAATTGAAATGCTGTAGAAAGTTGTTGTAGTGTAGCCATCAGTGTCAACCACTGATCGTATTCAATATCTTTTCTGAACTCTAACCCTACGTCAGTGACGCTTACAGCGTCAGGGATACTACCTATGTAAACTAATTCGTCACTCATATATTTTCCTGTGATATTAAAGGGCCACGGTGTTGATGTCCGTGACCCTTCATTTGGTAGTTGGCTCCGTTGAATATAGTTACGGAGCAGTCAATCTTACTCTTCGGTATCAGTTGCTGTCAACGTCTTTAGACTAAATGTTTCATCTGGATCCGACATACTAAACACATCTGGATACTCCTCTACAAGAGTCAGTTGTACTTCTTTTGGTATCTTGCTTTTTAAGATAGACAACTCAATCTTGACGGCTTCTTTAGGTACAAGATCAACAGCTCGCTCATCCTCAGCAATATAAAACACTGGAGATGGTTTCCTGAATGAAACCTGACCCCATGGGCACTTCCACGTCTTTGCCTTCCCGGTAAGTTGTTTCTTTGCAAAGTCTGCAATTTGTACACCGTAACGTGCTTGCAACCATTGAACCTTGCGTTCTTTCTCTTTGACCATAGACTTGCATCGCTCTGCTACTGATTGTGTATACAACTGTTGTGCTTTTAGTTCTGTCTCGTACTGCAGTAACTTTTGCATAGCCAATAACACATCAGCCTCGGATGCTAACTCTTCGCCAAGCCAGCCATCAACAGGGCCAGCGTACTCGCCGGTCTCGATGTCATAGTAACTATCTCCGATAACGTCAAACTTACTTGTATCCATTTAGCCCTCCTCTGTTAAAAACACCGACTCTGCTTCTTCCGGTGTGTTGAATCCCATCAATACTTCGATCACTAACTTGAGGTTCTCGTCACTAGTGTCGTTATGCCCTGCCAGTTTGAAGAACACACGCTTCATATCTGAAGGTGTAATACCAGCACCCCAGATGCGTTTACACTCCATGGCAAACTGCTTGCCCGGTGTGAGGGCAGGAGCTTTACTTGGCTGTGGTGCATCTACAATACGCATGTCGCCAGCTGGAGTAATAGGCTCTTCAAGCTCTTGGGCAAACAATGTGCCATAACCACATAATGCAAGAGCGCGACCGATAGCACCTGTCTCTGCCTTCTCACGATAATCAGCAAAGTGCTTTTCGTGTTCGGTTTTGTGTGCTTTGGCAATTAACTTGCCTTCATCGTCAAGAATCTCTGCTGCAAATGTACAGTAGTCAGCACCCGAAAGTTCGGGTACTGGATATGTATTGATCGTCCAATCTACATGGTCTTCTCTAAACCAAGCGATACGAGCTGCGACTGGCAAGTACTGCTTGCCTTTAAGGTTGATGAAATGCTCTCGTGGATTAAACATTCTTTGAATTCCTTGCGTGATAAGAGTGAGCAAGTGCTAATGGCACATTGCAGGTGAAGCCTTCGCAGAACACTGATTTGTAATGCTTGGCAATGAAGATTAGTGGCTCTGTTTTAATTTGCGTCTTGTTGCCATAGACACTCAAGAGTAACTCGTTTTTGTCATAACATGCTGATTGGATAAGACGAGTAGGTGACCCAGCACATATCAATGAACCCCACTCATCTGTCAATGCATTACCTGATGCATCTACTAGATAACTTATTAGATTGAATGCATGCGGATACAGCATGCCAGCCGGAGAAGACAACGCTGTGTCACACAAGTAGTTCTTGCAACCCATGATTAGTTGGCGTTCGCCTTTATACACCATTGCTCGCCAGCTGTGAAGTATTTCGAGTAGTGATACACGTTTAACTAAGTAGTTAACATCAGTCACGTAAGACTTGATTGACTCACGTAGTAGTTCCTCTGTGTCATCATAGAACACAAAGGAGTATCCATTGTGTCCTTCTACGCACATAACGTCTTGGGAGCCATTGTCTTGAATTGCAATCCATCCAAGATGGTCTAGGTTAAAAGGTATTACGGTGTCCATATATTCCAATGAACAGGGGCTTTCAAATGCCATTGATGTCTATTATCTTTCTTATTCGTTCTACTTGTATTTCATTACAAATAGATTGTTCGTATTTTTCTACAGTTTGAAGCACACACAACGTGCTTCTGCATATGTTGATTAAGCCTTGCTCGGCTAGTTCTAATTGTTCTGGTCTTATTGCACCTTTCATTGTTTTCATTTCAATCGCAAGGGCTACGCCTCTTGGCCATTGAATACTGTGTATATACATGTCTGGCAAACCAACAGTGTTGCCTTGCCATCCAGTAGCATACGATTGTGTTCCACACGTTTTACATCTCTGTTTTGATCTAGACTTGCCAGTTTCCATTACTCTGTAGCCTAGTGCTTTCAGTAATGCAACGGACTGGTTCTGTATAGACGCTTCAGTTACTTTGAGAGGAATGTTCGATCTAGCCATATAAGAACAAATATCATAACAAAGCTCAAGATAGTAGATGCATTATCTTCAAGCTCTTCTCTGTGGTATCTGATGTAACATTTCAAACAATCGCAAGGCCGACGCTCATTTGGTTTTGCGGTACGGTTTACGCATGACATAAAAGATATTCCTTGCATATTTAACAATAAGGTCTTTGTTAGGTAAATCTCCTTCCGGTATTAACTTGATCATTGCTTCATACACATTAGGTGATGGAGTGCGGAAACATAATTCGATTAGGTCATAGTTACTGCACACATAACTTAATGCTTTGCGCATTGTGTTATTAAAGTAAACACCTTGTATGCGCAATTTATTGCAATGATTGTGAACTGATTTATATTTTGGATCTGTATATGTTCGTGTGATTACTCCGTCATTGATTGTTGTCCTACTAACAACAAAGTAATCCCAACCGCCATTCAGTAGGCTAACAATGTCTTGTGAGTTCATAATTTTCTGCATGTAAGGTTTAGCGACTCCGCCTACCTCAACAATCTGTTCTCCTGATTGTTTGCAAGCAGCAGATGCCCACTCTTTGAAAATCATAATGGCTGCAATACGAGATTGCATGTACAAGACATTGTTGTTCCACTTGACGTAATAGAAAGCAACCCGCCACGGTCGCTTTATTTCCATCGTGGTTTCATAGACCCGTTATGCCTAGATGCACAGAACCCACACTTCCATGGTGGAGTCCACTCTCCAGCCAGAAATCTATCTACAATGTCTACTACCAATGCACGTTCCATGTTGTCCCAATCTAGCAACTCGGCATTAGCTTTAGTCTTCCAGTGAATAACATCATTATCATCTACATACAAAGTGTCTAAGGGAACAATACGCTCAGCTGATTCAACAGCACCATCCCAGTTGTGTGGCATTTTAAACGAGACCAATTTAAGCCTGAACTTGGGCCAGTTGAGCGTGACTATATGATTGACTCCAATGGTTGGCTCGATCTCTTTCCAGCCATCACGGTACTCACTGGTTTGTGACATCTTGTCAATCAATTCAATTAAATTCTCTAACATAATTTTCCTTAGTAAAAAAGTTTGTGGAGCCTAAAGTGTAATTCAGGCTCCACAAAGTGTGAATAAATCCCTACGGATTATACCGTAAGTAATTAGTCACACATACATTCTTCTTCCCATCCACCACATGCCTCACATGGTGTGTATCCCATGGCTTCTTTGTCATCGTCAGTAAGATCATCGTTTTCACGGTATACATCGTCAAAATAACCATCTTGCCTAGACAT